TTTAAGAAAATTACCCCACCAAAATTATATTCATAATCTAAATGAACCCATCCACAATTTTTTTTATCATATTGATTTTTTGAAAAAGGATTGACTTTTTGAAAAGTTATTTCATAAGTCCAACTTTTACAAGTATCATAGAACAGATGTGTTATTTTTGTGCAAATAAAATCAAATAATCTAGGATAAATTCTATGTAAATAATTTGATCTTAGACCTGGCCATCTACCATTATCTGAAGGTGAGTATTGTATATTTGTAGATAAATCTACGATACTATCAGGGTCTTCAAAAAAATTATCAACAATTAAATTTGGATACATTATCCAAATGTTGAATCTGGTTCTAGTGCTATGAAATACTTAAGATTATATTGTTTATTTGTAAACTCAGAGAGTAACTTAGAAGATATGACGACATCATATGCACCAGGTATGATTTTAATATTCTCTACTTTAAAATTAAAATCAAATGTTTGATCTGTTTCTCCAACATAAACAGCATACTCATTGGAAGTATCATTCTTTTTATCACGAACAACCATATGAATATCTCCATCCTTACCAATTACAGATAAATCAGGTAACTGATAAACTGCTGCTGCCTTTACAAGTTTTTCGAGTGATGTGCTTTCTAATTGAAAACAAACTTCTTTTGTTGGTAAATTAATCTCTTTGTCTGGTGGAGCAATAATTACTTGTGGGTCTGCATAAAAATATTTGACTCTTCTTTTACCTTCTTCAATTGAAATGTATGCATCTTCTGTAAAATCAAGATTAGGGTCTTGATGAAGACTTAATCCATTTAGAAACTGATTAAGGTCATATATTGCAACGTCTCTTGGAAAGTCTTCTGGTATATCTGCTTCAGCAAGAATATTTTTTGCAACAGATATGGTGCGAAGTTGACTTCCCTCCTTTACAAGTATTGAGTTGTTGATTCCTGCGAAGTTCTTAAGAACTGTGAGTGTGCTGTCTGATAATTTCATGAATTCCATAATTAAGGCATGTTGTGGTCGATTTCGTCAATGTTTCCAGTTGACATAGATGGTTTACCGTAGTGCCCATCAAAATGTAATAATAGCATAGCATAATGTATGACTTTCATCAAGTCTTTTGTGTTCTTTCCGTCTTTGTTTCCATACCTACTTCCATACTTCAGTATGTTTGCCTGACAAAAACCTGATGCAAGTTCCTTTGCTGCCATCAAATCTAAGGTTTGAACATTACGATATTCGTGTGATTTACCTGTGTAATGTCCTTGATATGTTCTTGATACATATTCTTCAATATCTTTTAAAATTTCTTTCTCGTGATATTTAAAATAGTGTGACATCTTTTTCTCTGTTACTTGTAATGACATTCCATCGTCATAAGTGGTAAAATGATGAGAGTATTGATCATCTATCTCTGCCATATAATCAGCAGAAGCACCATTGATTAAATCGATTTCGTAATCTAAACCATCATCTTCATAAGCAGTATTACCTGCTCCAACACCAGTATCAATGATAGGAAATTCTTTGTCCATATCTCCGTATAGTGCCTCCCACGCTAGACTCCAAGCATTAATCATAGCAAAATAAAAAGTCATTTACCAGACTCTCTGCTTTTTCTTGTCCAAACTTACCTTTCAGATATCCTGATACTGGGTCAAGTTTAGTCATATAAGCATCGAAGTCTTTATAAACACTAGTGTCTTCACCAGTGGGTTTCTCTAATTCTACCATATCCTTATACTTTGTCAAGTATTTGGTGAACATTTCTAAGTGGTCATCGACTTCATCCATCGTACATTTAGCGATGTAAACATTTTCAGAGAAGTGATTACCTGGCTCAAAGAAACGATAATCCCCTTTACTCTTTGGTAATCCGTCAACTGAAAACAAATAATTCTCTACTGGATGCTGATAGTCAAAAACTATGATAACTTTCTTTTGAAAGAATCCCATCAAGTCCATACCAAAACAGGGCAGGTTACTGCCCGTCTTTGGATAAATGATGTTGTTGTAAATACAACTTTTATCATCCCATATTTCAACTTCTCTTGACTTTATGAAGTAAGGAGTTGTATATGTCTTTGCTGTTAAGAAAGTTCCTTTACTTTCCCATTGTGCCCAAACGCTTCCTACTCCGTTATGAAGAGGAAACATTTCGTGTAGAACATCTTTATAACTTTTCCAGAGATTCATTTTACTCCTCTACTAACCAATCAACATCATAATCCATTTCTATTCTTTTGTCATCAACAAATAAATTATCTACATTAAATGACATTGATATTCTTTCAACATCAGAATTAAATGGATATACCAAATGCCATAAATGTGAAGGAAACAAATACATCATACCTGTCTTAGGATTTATAATAGTATGTTGATTACCAAAAATAAATTCAAGACTTGCAGATGATTTCATACTGTATGGAGAATTATCTCTCTCTTGTTCAAGTTTATCTGGAACATCAATAAAAATTATTGCACTAATCTTTCCAGAATGATTATGCATTGGATTAAATTCACCCTTTTTAGAAAAATTAATCCAAGGACCTTGCATCAAGTTATAAGATATTTTACTATTTTTTGGATTATATAATTTTCTTTTTGAAAAAGTATTACTGTAAATTTTTTCTGTTCTCAAATAATTTTCATTTAAATAATTTGTTATGTGTGGATGAACAAATGAAATAAATTCTTGCTGTGGATATAATGCAAATTTTTGTAATTCAATATTACCTGCTAGAGTATGTTTAGCATCCTCACCATTTCTCATTACATTAAGATGTTCAAGGAGAAAATTTAAAAAATCTCCTTGAACATCTGCTCTATAAATTAACGGACCGAATGGTGCGAAAACCTCATGCATCAACTACTTCCTCATTAGGCATTTCAAAGTCTGCATCTACTTTATCATACAATTCCATAAATGATTGCTTTGTTTCGTCATCAAAACGATTGATACAAACTTGGATTGCTTTTGCTTTGTTCTTAAAGATAGAGTATGCACGAAGTATGTGAACCAATCTACGAGTACTGATTAACTCTTCGATACCACCATCATAGAATGTTTTGCGGATTATGTCTGCCCAATCTACTAACTTCTTAACAAACTCAGAGTCATCAACACCGATAGTGTTTGCGTGTAAACCTAGAAGTTTGATTTCATTATTCACACTTGGATATGCTTGCTCAAAAGTAACAGGAAATCTCTCAAGGAATGCTTCATTAAGAACATTAGTACCTATGAATCTACCATCCTCAGAACCTTTACCCTTTGTGTTTGCAGTAGCAATCACATTAAATCCTTTTTTTGGTTCAACAAATCTACCAATCTTTTTAAGGAATAATCCTTTACCTTCAAGAACTGGTTGTAAACAAAGAATTTTATTTGATGCGAGGTCAATCTCGTCAAGTAATAATACTGCACCTCTCTCAAGTGCTTCTATAACAGGACCGTTGTGCCATACTGTCTCTCCATTGACAAGTCTGAAACCACCGATAAGATCGTCCTCATCAGTTTCAATAGTGATGTTGACTCTAATAAGTTCTCTATTAAGAGCAGCACATGCTTGCTCTACACCTAGAGTCTTACCATTACCTGACATACCTGTAATGAATGTAGGGTAGAATAACTTAGAAGAAATAATTTTCTTGATGTCAGTGAAGTTACCAAATGGTATAAAGTTTGGTTCTTTCTGTGGAACTAGGTTTCTAGTAGTTACAGCGGGTTGTGCAGATTGTGCCTTGAATGTCTTTTCAAGTCTCTCTGCTACTGTCAACTGCCATACACCTCTCTTGACTTTGAATTCTTTGAGACGTTTGCTGATTGTCTCATACTGTAGACCGAAATGTCTTGCTGCAATCTTTAGATGATTCGCATTGACTTTAGTACCAAACTTATTGATGAGGTACTCTGATAATTGTGCTGTTGTTAGTGGTGATGGTGCGGGCATTTGCTTAATTGTTTTGTATGTACTCATCATACACCTAATAATTTATGTTGTATATACTCATTGTGCCACTTTTTTAATTGGTTTTTTGTATGATACAAGACAAAATGCAAGACAGCATAAAGTTGTCTTGCATCTGTGAGATAATTTTGAGACTGATGAGAAGTTGTGTCGTAGTACGATACCTATGCAACCATGCCTACAAATGAGTTGAGTAACTTTTTGTTTACTGCTTTGTTACTAAGCATCTTTCTGAATGCACGACTAATGTCTGCCTTCTTGTCACTCTTTGCTTCAAATGTTGTATCAGCATCTATGGCATTGTTGCTGATAGCATAGAGAGCACTGTATGCTACAGGATTAGGGATGATTGCAGACTTCTCTTTTCTCCATTGCTTCTGGATTTGAGGATAGTATTCCATACCTCCACCATATGTGCAAACATAACTGGATAACTGAGTGCCATTTAAGATTCTGAATCCTAGTATGTTTACATCAGGATTACGATCTTTAAGTTGTTGGATAAAGATGTTTGTGCAATCTCCATATGTGAACTGGCGATACACAATACCTGTTTGACGATCACGAAGGATAACACCGTAGTCTATGCGAGATGTAGACAAACGAGATTCTTCTTCACCAAACTCATTCTTACCTACCCACTCACGACCATATGCTGTTGTGCATGCATCGCCATCAGTTAGAACTACACAATTGACTTTCTGCAAATCATTATCTTTTCTGAACTGAGGAACAATGTAATTCAAGAGAATGATTGCTTCATTCAATGGTGTTCCAGATAAACCTACACCTGGTGTATTGTAGTAGGAAGCAGAACCATACTGATACTGACGACGAGAATAGTATCTCGCTTCTCTGAATAGTTGTAGACACATACGCTCATAGTCTTTGCTGTTAGAACGTGATGATACAAAGTTCATTAAGTGGAAGTAACCTTTGTCTAAGAGAATCTCATTTTTTCTTATGCTCTCAGACTTACTGCGATAACGATATGGTGCATCTGGTGCTTCTGGATTGTTGTCAATAGCACGCTGTGCAATTGTCCACTCATTTGTAAATGCATAAACTTCAAAAGGAATTTGTACTTTCTTACAGAATGCAGTTAGGTTTAGTAATTGCTTTACTGTTGGTAGAAGTTCGTATGACATAGAACCAGACCAATCAAGAACAAAGATCATGCCATGATTTTTACCATCAGGAAGAACTGTAATTTTTTTAAACACATCTTCGTTGTACTTGTATGTGTATAGTTTCTTTGTATCAAGAATACCAGTTTTAGATTCTCCTGCACGAGCATAAGCATCAGCAGACTTGCGACACTCAAACTCTTTGACCATGTAGTTTACTTCCTTCTGTGACTTAGCACGAAACTCTTTGTAGTCATGATCAGCAAACTGGAACAACTCTTTATCTTGTGCATCATGATGCTGACCAATCCACTTGTGAAGTACTTTCCAATCTACAACAAAGTCTTCTAGATTTACATCTTTTGGTATCTCAACATATGTTGAATCAACATGTGACTCACTAGATAACTTTCCAGACTTATCATCAAATGATCTCTGTGTTTGAGATGTAGTACCATGCTCTCCTCCTTCGTTTGATTCTGAATCATCTTCTCCATACAATTCATCAAATAAATCGTCAACTCCATCGTCTTCATCTTGTATCATTTGCTCAAGATCATCAGCATCAATTCTATCAAACTTAGAAGATGCTGTTCCTCCTGCACCACCAGAACGTGGTTGTGCTTGTGCTGATGAAGTATCTTGATCTTCAGAATTACCTTCACCTTCCATGTCACCTATACCTTCAAGTGATGATGAATCAAGTTCAACCTCAACTTCTTTCTCCTCTGTTTTTTGTGTCTGCTCCCAGTTGTAAACATCTTGAGCAATCTCTAGAACTTCTTCAAAAGTCTCTGCCTGATCTGTACGAGCAACAAACACCATCTCAGATCCATTGAAAGGAACTAGAGCAGTAGCACCTAGTTTGAAGTGTAGATTGATACGGTCAATCAAACTGAACTCAGAAAGATCTTTATCTGCAACCTCAAAGAAATCTTTGTTGTTTAATTCTGTGTAACCTTGAGCAAAACTTTTACGAAGACCCGCATACTTTCTCTTCATTAATTTTTCTATGCGTGCATCTTCAATCACATTCACAAAGTCTTTTGGGCAAGATACTTGCTCTCTGAAGTCTACGTTAGGTGTGAACAATGCATGTCCTACCTCGTGACCTACAAGCATGTCATACACAGCATTAGATGCTAGATCCCATAGTGGTAATGTAAGGACACGAGAGTCTACATTGAATTGTGCTGTTGGAACTTTGCGATGCTCTACGACTAGGTTCTCTGTTGCTAGAAGTCTTGCTAAGTTACCTTTGATTTCTTGTTGTGACATGTGATTTGTTTCTTGTTATACACATGATAACACATAAAATATGCTAGCCAACCAGTGCATGTGTCACTTCGTTAACTGTCTCCTTTATAATAGAGAAGTTCTTTTCTTTCTCTGCTGTAATGGTTCTGTCAAATTTATCATCCATACCTTGCTTATGACTAATTACATAAACTTTTGTACTCTCATCAAAGTTACGGAGTATCCATCCTAGATCAGATGTACCTGATTGGTCAAGAGATCCATCAAATATCTCATCTAAGATAAGTAAATTAGTATCCACGCTATTCTTAAGCTTAGCAATACTACGCCAAGTGAGCAAAAGAGCAATATCAATTCTTGCTTTTTCTCCTTCCGAGAACGAGTCATATGAAAATACATCCCTATATCTACTCTTAATTATTTCTTCAAAGTTCTCATCTAGTGTAAAATTGACATAAAACTCCATTCTTTGTAAGAAATCGTTAATTAACTTATTCATTGTGGGGAGATAAGTCTTGATAATCCTAGTCTTTATACCATTATCTTTGAGTAGATGTGATGCTGTTGTCAGGACATCACGATCTTTTTTTAAAGATGCATGTTGTTTTGAGAAGTCTTTCTTTTCTTTGACAAGTTTCTCTAGTTTACTGTACTCTGCTTTCTTATCTGGATTACTACCTTCTAGTTCCTTGATCTCTTCTTCTATACTGTTTACTTCTTTTCTGATAGAAGTCAATTGAAAATTTAGTTGAGATAATGTTGCGTTACGATTGTTTACCTCAGTAGATAACTCTGTAAATTTTTGTAGTTTGTTTTGCTCATCTACAATAGCAGATTCCAAATCTTCTATGCCAGTATCCATTTTATTAATCTCACCCTGACTTTCTTCTAGTTTATTTTCACGAAACTCATCAGATAGTTGTTGAGTACATGTAGGGCACACATGATTTTTTTCAAAAAACTTATGGTCTTTCTTACAAGACTTCAGTTTAGACTGCAGTTTTATAAGATAAGTGTTCAGTTTCTGTAAATTTGAATTTGACTTTTGATAGTCTTTCATTTCTTTATTAAGATTAAAGATTTCTTTTGTTAGGGATTCAATACTATCATTCTTCTCTGTTTCAGACTTTTTGTATTCTTCTATCTTAGTTCTCTTACGATCTATCTCTTCCTTATTAATTTTTTCTAGTGCAAGCATGTGTTGCTTCTGCAACTCTATCTTATCTTTCAATAGATCTATCTGATAATCAATCTCTCTAACTTCTATATTATTTTCTTTGACCCTATCTTTAAGTAAGACATTCATAGTAGAGAATACCTGTATGTCAAGTATGTCTTCTATAATTTCTCTACGTTGTGGTATGCTAAGTTTCATAAAAGGAACAAACGTAGACGAACCAAGAACTACAATCTGAGTAAATGATTTAAAATTCATCTTCAGAACACTGTTCTCAAAATTCTTTTGCTGTTCGTTTACTGAACTCTCTTTATCCCACAACACACCATTACAATATATCTCTAGTTTTGTAGGTTTAATTCCTCTAACTACTCTGTAGTCGTTCTTTCCTATAGTAAATGTAATCTCAGCAACACAGTCTTTCTCATTAATACTATTAACTAGCATTGACTTACTAATTTTACGGAATGGTTTTCCAAACAAAGAAAAAGTAAGAGCATCTAAGATAGTGCTCTTTCCTGCTCCGTTACTACCAACTATTAAATTTGTTCTCTGACTTGTCAGGTCAATCTCACTAAACACATTTCCCGTTGAGAGAAAATTCTTCCAACGAATCTTTTCAAAAATTATCATACTAAATTATCAGGTGGTATCAATAAATCATCGGGGGTAATAACAGTGAATGGTTGCCCTTTTTGTTGACATGCATCTATTATAACATGATCTTCCATTTCCACAACCTCCATTTTAGGATATGTCACATTTTCTTCTAGTTGGAGTAAATATCTGTCAGCATCATCCTCTAACTGGAAGATAGGTATGACACGCTTATCTTCCTCATCATACACAGAATATACACCGTCTGGTTGATTTGCTAAAGTGAGTACGAACATTAGGTGATGTTACAACTTTCAATATATAGGGATCTCATGACACTCTTGAGTGAAGATTTGTCTACCGCAATATCCACCTCATCAATATATTCATTGAGAAGTGTCATGGTGTCTTTAGTTTCAAGATGCACATCATCTATGTCATCTGAGTCAACTAAGATTTCTACGATCTTGACATCATGTGCTCCTACGTTGTATAGACGATCAACCAATGTTTCAAACATTTGGTAGTTTCGTTTTTCGTCAACGATGATTTTGATGAACTTGTCTTTATAACTAGACACATTAAGTTTGTTGTAGTCGTGGTTTGCGTCATCGTAAACGATCTTTTCAAATATCTCAAACGGGTTCTTATAAAATCTAAGTCTGTCAGTTTCAGTATCATATATGTGAAATCCACGAGAAGATTTGTAATCATTCCAGAACATCTGATAAGGGTTACCTAGGTATTGTACATTACCACGTTTAGATCTGTGATGGAAATGTCCTGACCATACACGATCAAAGTTTTTAAAATCAGAGACAGAGAACCCACCTTCAAAATGCATACCTGGCGTGACTTCAAAACCATCAACTTCCATGTGACTACACATGATCTCTCCACCTTTCTTTATCAAATTTGAACACTCTTCTTTGTTTTCTGAATTTATCCAAGGCATCATTAAAAACTCTTTACCACCAACAAAGATGGTCTCTGGTTCAGTATAGATTTTTATATTACTATAATTTTCTAGTAGTAATTCTGGAGAGTTAATTTTATTTGTATTCTTATAATAAGTGCAGTGATTACCTAGAAGCATATGCACTTCATATTTTTTCAATCTATCAAAGTAATTAGACTTAATTCTGTTAAGAGTATTAAAATCCACAGACTTTCTATTATCAAAAGTATCGCCAAGATCAAAGACCGTTGTGATATTTTCTTTTTCAAGAGTTGGAAAAAATATTTCATCGTAGAACTGCTGCCAATAATTCCAGAACGGAAGAGAACCCTTACGTCCATCCAAGTGTTGGTCTGTTATAATTGCTATCTTCATGGTAGTGGAAACTGTTTTTCGTGTATAAAGAAAACTATGGTCAATCTATTTGTATCAATGGCATCTCCAAAACAACCAGAGAGTCCATGAATATTATATCCGTTATATGCTATCAATCTATTGTATACATTCTCTGTGTTAACAAATTGATTGTTGCGACCATCTAGAATAGAAGTTCCTGTGTTTGCTGGCGGGTCTGGGTTTAAATATATGACTCCAGAACATGGAAAGTAATCTCTATGAAATCTATCAGACCAAAAATCCCACAACATGTCAACAGTGTTTGCAGGACTTTGATGAAAATATGATGTTATCACAGGTTCTATCATAGCACCATTTGCTAAAAAGTCAACATCATATTTTGGGTAAGTCCATGCATCTAGATTTCTTTCTTTCCAAACATAATCAAATATACTTTGTTCTATATCAAGTAACTCTGGATTATGCAAGTCCTTAAAATTGTATGATCTAATTCCTCTCCATCCTGCTCCTGAGTTAGGATCTGTATTGAATGACCATTTTGTACAATCTAATGCTATGTTTCTAACATGATCAACATCTTCTAGATAATTATCTTTTATTGTAATCATATATCTAGATATTGATACTCCGTTATATGCCAAGCAGTTCTATTGTCTGGATATTTATTTCTAAGATATCTGACAACAGCAATCCTTCTCTCAAAACGATTCTCTCTAAGTATTTTTCTTGATATAATCTTCATGAGTTTTATTAATAATTACTATACGTCCATTTTCAATAATAAATTCTAGACGATCATCATGACTCCACATCAATTCTTCGTATAAAGCATTGAGACGGTTCATGTCTTCCCATAAATCGTTTGGCATTAGCGGTTCATTTTGGTTTCTATGTTTTCTTTGATGCTACCCATTTCAGATTGTGATGCATTCATACCTGTCATTGTACCATCATATTTGTCAGTGTGCATTACTTCATCATATCCTGACCGTTCTAGTATCTTTCCTTTGATCTCTAGTTGCTTTTTTTCTTTTTGTATCCTACGCAAGAATGCATAGTATATAATCTGAGTAAAATAAGCGAAAGGGTTTTTAGATTTTTCTGGATTAAAGTTATCAATATACTGCAAACAGTTTTCTATTCCATCACAAATCATATCTTCTCTAAACATATAGTTTACGAAGTTTGGTTTGTATGACAGGTGTGTTGCGATTTTTAAAAAACAAGATCCTAGATAATTTGTTACTCTAGGACGTGGGTCGCCAGATTCTTTTGCAGCATGAACTTTCTCACGATAGTCTGTTATCGCAGCAAGGAATTCTTTATTATTTACATAGTACTCAGTCTTTTTTCTTTTTGCCATTACGGATGCCATGGATGTACCATTATCATGTACTTATTGTAGCAAATATAATGGAATTTGTAAAGGTACTTGACAAATGTTATTTTTACCAGTAGACTAACTCTGTCAAGGGTTAAAGGATGTTATAGCTACTAACTTTTCTTATAGATATCCTCTAAAGATTTCTTGGTTTCATTGATTGATCCCAAGTATCCAGATTTACGAGGAAGTTTATTTGGTTTGTGTAGTAGTTGTTTACTGTTCTCCAATTTATTTAAGTTCTTATAATAGAATTCTGATATAGGACCTTCTACTTCAGTGATAGTAATAATATGATTTCTAGAAATAATATACATGTTATCAAAAGATGCCATGACCCACTCTTTGAAAGCAAATCCTGTAATTTCTAACTTGCCTTGTCTTTGTTTAGACAACTCAACTGAGAAAGGATTTTCAAGCAGCACCTTATCCTCATCTTCAAGATAAATTACAGTTGCAATAATCTCTTCACCTGAGACAAGTTTTAATGTTGCTAAAAATTCTTTTTCTGGTTCCATTTTAAGTTGCTCTGAGGTTTACTTTAATAACTTCGTATCTAAAGTTCTCATCATTATAGATGTTAACTCTTTCGTTTAAATGTTTCAAGGTATAATTTTGACCGCCGATGTCATCCGCAATATCATATAATGTTGCTATGTCTTTACCCTCTCCCTTTCTAAGAACTCTACCAATTGATTGGAGATTCCTTATTCTAGATTTGGACGGGGAAGCGAATATGATGTTGTGAAGACGCTTAATGTTAATTCCAGTTGAGAAGGTGCCGTAACTGGCAACAATGACTGCATTTGATTCTGTCTCTGTAATCTTACGAACTTCTTCTCTATCTTCAACTTCTGTTCCTCCGTGCACAAAAAATACTTTCCGTGCATCATCTACATTATTATTTATTAGATCGTATAATGGTGTACCATGTTTTTCAATGTAGTTAAATAGTACTAGGGTGTTACCTTCTATGTCTTTGACTAGATTTTTGATGAGGTTATTTCTACCTTTATGTTCTACGAGATATTCCATCTCGTCATGATATGAATCAAAATATTGTGGAGCATGTTTACAAAGTAGAATTTTTATCCTAAAATTAGAAAGGTAACCTTCCTTGATTAGATCATCTGTTTTAGTTACTTGTTCACACTTGCCAAACAAACCTTCTAGTACCCACTTGTGAGTCTTACTCCCATCTAGAGTACCAGTAAAACCAAACCTATACTTGGCATTGTGTAACTTAGTCATGATACCTGTCAATGACTTTGACTTAAAGAGATGTGCTTCGTCACCAATTACGCAATCTATATCATCAAAATATCTTTTAGGAAATTTGTAGATAGATTGCCAAGTTGATATTATAATAGGTTTTTCAGTATTCTTATCCTTACCACTATAAATTTTATGAACATGAGCAGCAGCATTCCACCCGTAAGAAATAAAATCATTGACCATCTGCTCAACGAGGGATGTAGTTGGGACGACTATAAGTATCTTCTTTGCGGTGGCAGCATAGTATCTGACTATGGCGTAGATCATGAGGGATTTTCCAGATCCCGTAGGAGAAAGTAACAACTTACGATTGTTCTTTATTGCTTCATAGACAGCATGATATTGATAATCTCTAGGTTCTATCTTAGAGATTTTTTTCATGTATTGTTTTACTGCTGGTAATGAGATTAATTTATTGTCCTGACTTATATCTCCATACCAATCATTCTTTTCATACTCTACAATATATTGTTTCTCTGCTGCCCACACCTGTAGATGATCTAACAACCCATGATACAAATCTCCTGTAGCAGGGGAGTATAGACGTATGGTTCCATCCCAGTATTTGTATCTAGGATTCTTTTTTAAATACTTTGCTTCTGGAACTTCAAATGTAAAGTAGTCCGCTAATTCTCTATGGACGTACTCCTCATCAGAATGAATGGTTATATAAACCTCATTCTTTTTCTTTACTGTAAGATGTGTCATCATTGTCCATTAACAAATTTCTCCCACTCAATGGCACTCTTCACTTGAAAACCTCTGTTTGAAATTTGTTTCATAACTTGATCTAGAAAATATAGCATTTGATCTAGATACTTGATCTTTGCTTCTAGGTTGATGATCTCATCATCAGACTCTAGATAGACCTTCATCTTTTCAGTTGTTTTTATATGAGATCCAAATGGTTTAGCAGCATACGTTTTAGCATCTGCTTCACCAGAATAATACTCACGTTTTTCCTTTACTAATTTACGAATTTCAAACTCTAAAGAAGTTTTAATCTGTGATATGTCAGTGTAATGGTTTAAGTATTTATTGTGTTGGAAAGGGATGTCTAATGCGAGTTGCCCTAAGTCAGCACTATATTGTTTGTTCTTAAATTGAAAGTCTACATGACTATCTTCTGCCCAATCTTCTCTAAGTTTTTGAAATTTATTACGAAGAGATTCAAAATTCATATTTTCTTAAATGTCTTATCACGTAGGAAGAACTGCTGATGTTTAAATGTTACGTTAGCAGTAATGTATTCTACATCTCCTATTGTAGCATCAAATTGCAAATTTGTCAGTGCTACAGGGAATAAATTTTGATAGTCTACTACAAATGCAGGGTTGTATTGACTCGTAGTAATTAATAATTGTCCGTTAGAAAATATATCTTTTTCTGGTGTCTCACGTGCCATCTGATCTGCATTACCATTGTCACGCATCCATTTGTATATACTATTATAATTTTTCAAATCTTCATCTACAATAAAAGTTACTGACAGATCACCAAATTCTACTCCTCCACCAGGTATAATAGGCAAGTTTCTAAATTGACTCGCTACCTGTGTTGTAGGCATATTAATGTCAGGAAGGTTTGCTGATTGACAAAAGAAATCCACACCTTCAAACTTTTCTAGTTTAAGGATAAAACCAATAGGGTTTAAAAAATTCCTATTGGTTGGTTGTTCTTTGTACCAATCTGCTCCGCCTACAGGCATGTTAATATCTCAACTACCTATTATTTATAGTTGAGTTAATACCTGTTCTTTTA